ATATTTTACATCATTCATTTACAATATTTATTATTCACTTTTTATTAATAATTAAACTAATGAAAACCATCCTCCTACTCCTAATCTCATCATGTTGTTACGCTCAACAATATGATGCTGAATCACTAAAAACAATGAACAAGATTGAACTGTCTAAAATCTATCTGGACAAACTCAATCAAGTTAATAAGCTACTGCCTATGATGGCTTTTACTATCATAGTTGCTGATGAACCTACTACTTACGACGGAGTGATAGAAATTCCATCCACGAAGCAAAACAAGACTGCATTAGACAGAGTTACAATCGAGAACAGTAATAACGCTGATGTTAATAGAGATAACCTTAAAGTCCTTATTCCTTATGCAGATAAAGATAAGATTATTGAAAGCATATTAAGGTTTGAAATGATTGCTGACATGATGAAAACAATTAAACTATGAAATTAACACAAATGATTGATAGAAATACAAATGTTCAAACAACCGATGAAGCCCTTGCTTTTGCAAAACCGCTGTTACAGGCAGTACGGGTTTTAAACCTTTACGCTTGTCTTGGTGGCAATCGTTACAAGTGGGATGAAGTCGCAAATATTGAAGTAACCGCAGTTGAATTGGATGAAGAACTTGCAAAATTATATCAAGAGAGATTTCCAAACGATACGGTAATTGTAGCTGATGCTCACGAATACCTATTAAAAAACTATATGAATTTTGATTTTATATGGAGTTCGCCACCTTGCCCAACACATAGTAGAGCAAGATTTTGGGGATTTGGTAAAAATGGTAAAAAACCAATTTTTCCTGATATGAAATTGTATGAAGAAATAATATTTCTACAACACCATTTTAGCGGAAAATATGTAGTTGAAAATGTAATACCATATTATGAACCATTGATACCTGCACAGGAAAGAGATAGGCATTTGTATTGGACAAATATAAAATTACCAATGAGTTTAAATGGTAGAGTAAAGCATTTCGGAGATAGTAAAAATGGAACTACGGAAACACTTAGTAGCTGGTCTGAATTTCACGATTATGATTTTTCAAAATATAAAGGAGAACAACTAATGCTAAAAATAGCAAGAAATTTAGTGGATTATGAAGCAGGAAAGACAATATTTCAAACTGCTTTAGGAATAATAGAAAGGTCAAATATTAAACAAAATTCTCTTTTCGGAGATGGATGGTAGTATTGCCTGTAACATAAAGATTAACGAAGTGTAATCATATCTTTTAATGTACTGTTAAAAAAACTAAAAAATAGAAGATGAAAAACAATATTATATTAGATTATACTTTGAGGTTTCATATTAAAATAAAAAATGATGAAAAGCATAACAGAACAATCAGAATCAACCATCCAAAAACAATGCATCAAATGGATTAGGTATCAATATCCATTTCTGATAACATTTGCAATACCCAATGGTGGCACCAGAAATGTGAGGGAGGCGGTAAGTATGCAACAACAGGGTGTAATGGCAGGTGTATCTGATTTGATAATGCTAAGGCCAAACAAAACACATCATGCATTGTGCATTGAATTAAAAACCAAAAATGGCAGACAATCACCGGCACAAAAGGAATTTGAAAAGAATGTAAAACAATGGAATTATCAATATTCCATTTGCAGATCATTGGATGAATTTATGAAGGTGGTGAATGATTATGTGATGGATATTTAATTTGTATTAAATTTGTAAAGTAACAAAGTAAAAACAGAGTAATGGAGGGCAGGAATGGTGGTGAATTAATACCATATGAAAAAGGAAGGTCAGGAAATCCAAATGGCAGGCCAAAAGGAATGGCATTCAAAACAATTTTGAATGAAATATTGGATTTACCTGCTGATATGACAATATCAGAGGTGCAGGAATACACAGAAAAGTTAGGGAGGAAATTAACAAACAGGGAAATAATGTTGATCAGAATGATGGCAAAGGCCATTACTGATCCAGAATCAAAATCAATGCAACATATTTTGGATCGTGTTGAAGGGAAACCACAGCAATCAATTGATGTAACATCCAATGGTGTTAATGTGCCAATAGTTGATTGGGTAAAAACAGAATCACCAGATGATGCATCTGAATGAAAAATACCAACAATTATTTACAACAGATAAAAGATATATAATTGTTACAGGTGGGCGCGGATCATCAAAATCATTTTCCGTTTCAACATTCCTTACATTACTGACATATGAGATTGGCCACAAAATCCTGTTCACCAGATACACAATGGTGTCAGCAGAAATGTCAATCATTCCAGAGTTTAAGGAAAAAATTGAGATGCTCAATGCAGAATCAATATTTAAAGTTGGCCAACATAATATCACCAATGCGCAATCAGGATCAGAAATATTGTTTAAGGGTATTAAAACATCATCCGGAATACAAACAGCATCATTAAAATCATTACAAGGTATTACAACATGGGTGGTTGATGAAGCGGAGGAGTTGCCAGATCAGGAAACATTTGATAAAATTGATTTATCCATCAGGCATAAGGATGTGCAGAATCGTGTGATACTGATCATGAATCCAACAAACAGGGATCATTGGATTTGGAAAAAATTTTTCTCAAAATCACACACCATAGAAAACATTGCCGGTTATGATGTACCTGTATCAACACATCCGGATGTTTGTCACATCCACACCACATATCTGGATAACATCAACAATTTATCACCATCATTTATTGACATCATCAACAAAATAAAAACTGATGATAAAAAAAGGTATCATTCAGAAATCATTGGAGGATGGAAATTGCAGTTGGATGGAACATTATTTGAGCGCGATAAAATAAAAAGGTACAGCAGAAAGGATTTCAAATTGGATGGGTTGCAATCAATATTGGGATACATTGATGTGGCTGATGAAGGTACAGATTCATTTGCATTTCCTGTTGGATATGTGTTTGATGGCAAAGTATTTATTACTGATATTTTATTTACAAAGGATAACATTGACATTACACAGCCATTAACCATCAGCATGATCAACAAACATATATTTGATTATGTCAGGGTTGAGGCAAATAATCAGGGATCAGTATTCATAAAGAATCTGCGCAATGCAGTATCATCAGATAAAATCCTATCGGTAACCAACAGTAATAACAAACACACCAGAATCATATTAAACTACTTATTCATAAAAGATTATTTTTATTTCCTTAATGATGATGAAATTGAACAGGGTAGTGATTATGATTTATTTATGCGCCAAATTTTTGATTACATGAAGGAAAAAGGTGCAACAAAGGATGATGATGATGCACCTGATTCATTATCTGGATTGGCTGAATTCATCCAATCATTTTTACCACACCTGTTTAAATGATGGCTGATAAAAATTGCAAAAAATGTTTTAAGGGCAAATCAATTTACAAACAATGCATGTGTTGTTTATTGGTTGACAGGGATGGTGATCAGAAATTATGCAAATGGTGTTCATTGTGTGGGGTGTGGTTGTGTGATGATTGCCGGATTAATCCGTTGAAAAGAATCAAAGCGTTTGGATTACAATTTTTCACTTAATCAATTACTTTTGTCATATGGTTAATTTTTTCCCGATAAACCAAATTCAAAGTTGGTTTAATAATTGGCAATGGCGGAGGGGTGCCCAAAACTTTTTTGTTAATCAGGTATTCAATGCATCCACACCTGTTTATGTTGATGTGGAAAAATCCATGATTGCATATATGGATTGCCCACACCTTAATGTGGTTGTTAATAAAGGTGCAGAATTATTTTCCAATGGCCGGTGGATCATGGTTGATACAAAGGATGAATCAATAACATATCCTGATGATCCAATTTTAAAACTGTTAAACAATCCCAATCCAATTCAGAACAGCCAAAAATGGTTGTATCAATATTATTTTTACAGAGCATTGTATTCCAATAATTTTATTTACAAACTACAAGGCACCACCACATCACCAATTAAATGTTTATGGCATCTGCCATCAGATTGGATGACAATAAAATTAACCGGCAAATTTTACAACCAATATGATATCAATGGCATCATTGAATATTATGAGTTGATGCAAACAGCAATGGGGTTGCAGGAAAAATTCCAA